TATGAAATATTAGAAAGTCATTATAAATTATTATCAGGAGTAAATACTACTATATATAAATATTGGATAGAAGTTAAACAAGAAATTTTAAAATTATAAATTATGATGACACCAAAAGAAAAAGCAAAAGAGTTGGTTGATAAAATGTATAACACAACACATTGTGGTATTGAGCATTTCCCAAGTAAGCATTATTGCGATTGTAGTGAAATAAATATTTTTCAAGCGAAGCAATGTGCATTTGTTGCAGTTGATGAATTAATTTACGAAACACAGTTTGAAGTTCCAAATATCAGACAAAGATATTGGCAAGAAGTTAAACAAGAAATCAAAAAACTATAAATTATGGATAAAACAATCATTATAAAATCCTTGCAATATTATATTACAAGAAAAACTCAAAAGATAAACTTATTCTTTCAAAATTGTGTTATTCATATTTCCTTGATTAAAGTTATTCTTTTTATTCCTCTTTTAGTATCTTTAAAAATTCTATAAGCTTCATCAAAATTATTGGCTTCGATAACCATTTCAAAATCCGTTGGCTCATCATTGTATTCTTTCCAGTAGCGAATAAGATATTTTCTCATAATTTTATATTGTTATTATTATTATTATTATGATGCAAATATACACCCTTGTTTTTTAAAAAACAACACTTTAATATTATTTTATTAAAATTAGTTTGTATATTTGCATCAATAAATTAATAAAACATGAAAAATAAGTATCGAAAATTAATGTACAAAGATGAGTTCTTGATAATGCTCTCATCTAAATTAAACTTGAAAAAAGAAACTGTTCAGTATTATTTCACAACTGGGCGAATTCCTAAAATTCATTATCAACGGATAAATGATGCGTTGAATACTCAATTATCATTAGATGAAAAAATCAGAGAGATGAGAATTAAATCATACCAAACTTTATGAAAAAAATAATTACATTATTGTTATTAGTTACCGGGATGGTAACTGTAGCGCAGAACTATGATGAGAGATTTACTTTATCAGTTAATTCAGAGCCTAATGCATGGATTAAAGATGGACTAAATATAGGACTTGAAATAGAATACCAAATGACATATTTGTATTTCAAAGCTGGTACATTTCAATTTCCAAATCTTAATGGCGTTGGATATTCACAATTCCATGCTGTTCCAATAGGGTTTAACTTACATTCCAAATTTAGAGATTTAAGGGGGTTTGTTGGATTAATTGGAGGTATTAATATACGAGAAGGAAATTCAAATCCTGTAGCTGGTATAGAGGGAGGTATAGAGTGGTATTGTAGAGGTGTAGGAATAGGAGTTCAAAGTAATTACTTAAAGCGGTCAGACGCTAAATTTTATGGCGGTAATGATTGGGTTCTTAATACATCAGTAAAATTTATTATTGAATTATAATATATGGCATAATTTAAGTAAAAAATTTTAATATGGACAAACCAGTTGAATTAAAAGAATACAAAGATGTTATTCACATCAACGGCACCAAGCCTAAAAAACAAGTAATGATTAAAGAAAATTTCTTGTACATTACTGCATTAAATACGAAAAATGGAATCATGCACATTCACAACAAAATATCTAAAAAGTTTAATCCTAAAATTATTGAGTAAATGAATAGCTTATTTGAAAACTTTAAACCAAGAGCAAGCCAAATCGGTTATTTAATGACCAACTTGCCCGAACCAATCACAAAAGAAGAAGAACAATCGTTATCCGAATTGCTTGAAGAAAAACTAACAGGTAAAAACACTAACGGGCGATCAACAAAATGGACCGACACAAAACAAAAAGAAGTTGACAAAATCAACAAAAAGAAAAAAGGTATTGACGAACTTCCATCAGGTGCAATTACTAAATTAGAAGAAATATTTAATGATGTATTTTGGAAAAGAAAAAAACTACTCAATAACAAATACCTCGAAAAAGGAATTATAGTTGAAGAAGATTGTTTGCAATTACTTTCAGAAATAGATGGCATTTCTTATTGGAAAAATGAAGAGTTCTTTGAAAACAATTACGTTCAAGGTAGTCCAGATAATATTTTTGACAAAATTAGAGATACTAAAGCAAATTACGAGTTCGATACTTATCAACGTGCAGAGTTAACCTCATTGTATGCTTGGCAAATAAAATCTTACACTTGGTTAGCAATAGAATCAGGCCACGAAATATCAAGAACAGGCGAATTGTGTTATTGTTTAGTAAACTCTCCAGGCCACAGAATAAACACCGAAATAAAATCCATTTGGTTTTCTATGGGTTGCCCCGAACTAAATGAAGAAGGAAACAACGAGGATTACGAAAAATTTGTTCGTGTAGCATCGCAATTAGAACGCAATCATATTTTTGATGTTTCAAAATTCAAAAGCGATAACATTGGATTTGATTTGTATAACCAAGATTGGCAATATGATATTCCAAAACATATGCGAGTAAAAAGATTTGAAGTAACATTGGAAGACTCAGACATCGAACATTTAAAACGTCGCTCAACAATGGCTAAAAATTGGCTGTTAGAACGTGAAAAAGAAGAATTAGAATTAATTAACAAAAAGTAGTTATGTCAATAGTAATTAAAGGAGTAATAAAACTAATCAAAGAAACTGAAACCTTTGATAGTGGGTTTTACAAACGTCAAATAGTAGTAACAGAAGATGGTCAATATCCAAATGATATTCCAATTGATTTTTTAAAAGACAAATCCGATGTTTTGGATAATTTTGGAATAGGTCAAGAGGTTAATGTTTCAGTAAACATTAGAGGTTCTGAATACAATGGAAAAAATTATGTTTCATTAAATGGTTGGAAAATCGAAGCTTTAGATTCACCAAGCACAGCACCAACATTTGAACCTGTTAAGGAGCAAAATTTCATGCCAATACCAAATATGGATAACGAAGAAGAACATTCGGATTTACCCTTCTGATGTTTAACTATTTTTTTGCTTAAAAATGTGTGTTTTTATGCTTAAAACACACATAAAACGCATATATTAATTAAATTTACATAATCTTATCACAGATAAAAAAACTATATGCAATTCAAAAACATAGACGGATTAGAATTATTAAAAACATTACCTGATAATAGTATAGATTTTATACTGACAGATCCCCCATACGAATTAGAAATTCACGGTGGCGGATCAGGATTTATGAAAGATAGAAAATTACTTAACAAACATATTAGTTATATTGGTTATGGTTTTGATTTTGATACTTATTTTTCGGAATACGAAAGGGTTTTAAAGGTTATGAATGCTGTAATATTTTGTAGCAATAAGCAAGTTTCTAAAACCATGAATTGGTTTGAAAACAAAGGTTATTCAGTTACATTATTAGTTTGGAAAAAACCTAATCCAATACCATTAGGAAATGGAAAATACATTGGAGATACAGAATTTATGATTTATGTAAGAGGAAAAGGAGCAACTTTTAACAATATTGGATATAAAGACCAATTAAGAGTATTTGAATACAATGTACCAAGTACTGCCGAAAGAATACACCCAACTGAAAAACCGATTGATATGTTAAGACGATTGTTATTGATACATACAAATGAAAATGATGTTGTATTAGACACGTTTGCTGGAAGTTTTACTACTGGTTTAGCGTGTTATAAAGAAAACAGAAAGTGTATCGCAAGTGAAATAGATGAAAAAATGTTTATTTCAGCAAATACAAGATTTAAAAACGAAACAAGTCAAACATATTTATTCTAAAAATAAACACTATGAATAAATTATTAAAAGAATTATACGATTGGTTAGACGAGCCAAAACCAATGACACGCCAATTGATTAAAGACAAAATCATTGAAATCAACAGCAAGGAAGCATCGAAAAAGAAAAGAGCTACATCAGTATTCAAACCGCCAACTATTGATGAAATAAAAGCCTATTGCGAAATTAGAAACAACAACATCGATGCTGAAATGTTTTTCGATTTCTACCAATCAAAAGGTTGGCTAGTCGGGAAAGTCAAAATGAAAGACTACAAGGCTGCAATACGCACTTGGGAAAAATCTTCAAAAAATAACAATCAAAACCAAAACACAAATGGAACACGAGAACAACCATTACTTGGCAGACAAAGCGCAGATACAGTCAGAGCTAACGCAAGTGGCTGGAACAACTTTGAATGATATTGTTAAAGCTACAGAATCAACAAATGTTGCTTTTGTAAAAGAATGTTATGAGTTCAAAAAAATTAGAGATAGACAGCACGAGCCTAATTTTAACAATGTAGTTGGGTTGATGGTTACAAAAATTTCAGCATTAGCAGGAGTAAATAACGAAATTGACATGGCCACAAAATCTGACTTGCTTCGTTTTATTAAAACACGATGCACAGATATTACGCTCGAAGAAATTTACAAAGCTTTTGAGTTAGAACGCTACAATGAATATCCAGAAAAGTCAAAACATTTTCAATTGTTTGGTACGGAATACTTCTCGGAAGTAATCAAAAAATATCGTGTTTGGAAAACGCAATTAAAGATTCAGAAGAATATTACTCGTGAGGATAAAACACCTTTACTTCCTTCCATTTCAGATAGTCAAAAAGAAGCCATTTTTATCAATGGAATTATTCGTGTTTTTAAAGAGTATAAGCAAACAAAAATACTTCCAGAACCCAATGCACATATTTTCGATGAACTTTTAACCAAAGGATTGATTTTAGGTGCAAACACTCCAAAATTAGAAAAGTACTACGCTGATAAAATGGAAGAAGCCAAATTGGAACTTAAAAAAGAACTTGAAGCAGACAAAGCTATGGCAAATTATATCCAGAGAAAAACCATTGCAAGAGAAATTGAACAAATACTTCAAGGCGGGTCCAGTAGAATCATCGTAAAAACAAAAAAAATAGTATTAAAAGAATACTTCGACAAGCTAATTGAACAAGAAATTGAAATAGAAATAAAACTAAAAAAATAAAAATATGTTTGAACTCACTAAAATAGTAGCTGATATATTCGGAGTAGAATATTTAAAGCTATTTGAAAAAGGAAGAAAAAGAAATCTTGTCGAAGCAAGACAAGTAATTTTTTATATCGCTTATAAAAAAATACCTGGACTATCATTAAATCAAATTGGCTTAAACTTTCAAAAAGACCACGCTACAGTATTATATGGTATTAGAATGGTGCAAAACTTATGCGACACAGATAAAGACTTCAAAGAAAAAGTGGACCTGGCATTAGTAAAGTTTAGCATGATAAAACGTAACAAAATTTGCTACATAGCGCACCCAATTTCAAGCGATGTAAAAGGTAATGTAGAAAAGATTTTAAACATCGTAAAACAAATCAATCTTGAAGAAAAAAACATAACTCCGTTCGTACCCTATTTAGCTGATGTTTTAGCACTTGACGATTCAATTCCAGAACACAGAAAAAAAGGAATCAGCAACAATATTGCTTATTTAAAATCGGGCATCGTATCAGAGCTTCATGTGTACGGAAGCTTCATCTCAAAAGGAGTAGCCGAAGAAATAGCAATCGCAAGAGAATTTAAAATACCAGTTATCTACAAATCTCAAATAAATTAAAATGAAAGCATTATACTTCTATAAAAACGACAAAGGTTATTTAGTCATTGACGGAAAAACAACATACCACACCGATAAAATTTACAAAGGATTTGCAACAATAAAACCAAACGAGCAAATCGCTTTAAAAGGAAACTACAAAATTGAAAAAGTTTCAGTAGAAGATTTTTCAAAAATGTACTCACCAATCATTAGTCAAATGGTTGTAGTAGGCGATGTATTATTTGAAATCTACAAAAACTATAACGAAAACTTCCCAATTATTCCAGGCGATCACAAAGTAGTTAGAAACGCCATTCGCAATGCAAAAGAAAAAACAGCATTGTTTCACGACCAAGTAGATGAAATCTTAAAAGACGAACACACCAGCCACGATGATTTTTTTGAGCAAAGAGCCGACTTCCACGAATTAGTAATCAATATATCAGAATTACTCGAAAACGGAAAACTAAGCGATTTAAATAATGTTTTCAAAGCCTACAAAAAAGACCCAAAAAGTATTATTGGAATATGTAAAAAGATAAATGCGAAATTATGACACCAAAACAACAACTAAAAAGCATTGAAAAGAAGATGCAACGGATTCAGGATAGAACCCCCGATATTAATTTAGAAATAACTTCAAAACACTTTTATGATATTGAAAGGTATTTTAAATTAAGTAGAGAGCATTTTTATTTAAAATTTAAAATTGAACATTGTGAAACTTGCGGGAAGAAATTATGAAAACACCAACACATGAATTAGCAATGAAAATCTGTAAAGTATTGATAGATTCTGAATTGTCAATATCTGACCAATTAAAAGTTATTGAAAGCGTAAAACAACGTTTGAAATTCTGCAAAGAAACTGGACAAAAAATGTCGCAACTAACTTTAGATTTGAAATTATAACTCAACTCGGTTCGTGTGAACAAAATTCAATTAAAAAAATGGAAACCTTAATAATTATCTTCATATTCCTTATTGCGTTTATGATTTACGCAATACTAACAGCAGAAGAATACAAAGACTAAAGCTATGGTAAAAAAAAACAAGCTGGTATGTGATACAAAAACATCTTTTAGCAACGAAGAAAACGTTAAGTATTTTATAAAATACATCAACAAAGAGGGGTGTTTAGATTTTTACAAATGCAAAGTGTGTAATAATTTTCACACCACATCAGTAAACGAAAGAAAAGTAATCCAACAAAAAAGAGAACACGCAAGGCAAAAAAAAGAAAGAGTAGTAATCAAAAAAATGAAAAAATAATGAATAAACTAATAAGCGAAGATATTAGTAGATGTTCTAATCATTCCTGCGTAAAAAGAAACCGCTGTTGTAGGTTTTTGCAACTAGACATCGACAAAGAAGAATTTAAGGAAGTAAAACACAAATCAATTTCAGTAACTCGGTTTGAAGAAAAAAACTGCAAAATGTTTATTGAATTTGATGATTTTAATTGATAAAAAACCCACTAATTAGTGGGTTTTTTTGATTCTTCAACTAATCTTTTATATTCAAATAATACTTCTTTATTAATTGCTCCAATCTTTTTCATTTGGAATAACAATTTCTTTTCTTCGGGTTCGAGTTTAGATATATCTTTCAAATCATCACCAAACAAATCGATTAACATTAAAGCTTTTGATTCGGCCGATTTAGCATATTTAATCTCAAAAACATAAGGTGAAATATCTTTGTTTTTAATCTTATCCTTAATCATTTTCTTCAAACGTTTTGCTTCAAACGGATTTTCTTTAGCAACTTCTTCAAGCTCTTTTGAAATTTCGGATATTGTCATTTCTTTATTTGTATAAGCATCAGCATACTTTTTAAATAAAGATTTTGTTTTTAAGTTTTCAATTTCAACTTGCTCCATTTTCTTTTGTAAAGCATTGTTGTTTTCAAGTCTTCTATTGAAATCCGTTGTTTCTTTTTTTAAACGATTAACAGTTGATTTTAATAAATCCTTACCAAGTTTGTTTAAAACTTCTTTACCCTCTTTATCAGAAGCCATAGCATCAATTCCTCCGTATAAGAAACCGATATAAGGTGAAGTACTTGGTGTAGTAATATATGATTCTACAGCAGCCTTAAAACGAACTGGAGACATTTCTGTTTCTTCTCCAATTTTTTTATAAAAATCTTCAACCGTTTTACTTTCAAATCCTTCAGCAGGAACGGGAACTTTACCACGTAAATAACTTAAATCTTCTTCACGATAAAAATCATAACCCGTTGAATAACTTAAAGCCGATTTCAATAATGGGTTTCTGGCAATATTTCCAGTAACACTAAATTCTAATGGCGAAATGTTTTTACTGAAAGCAAACTTAACATTGTCAATCGCATCTGTTGGACTTTCATCACCAATCTTTGCTTTTATAAATGAAGTAATCATTCCATCTGTCATTGAAAAGAAAGGTGTAATCTGTTGCGGTTTTGCAATTCTAATGTATGAATACTGACCGCTTTCTGTTTTCTGACCTGTAAATACTATAAAGTAATTTGTTTGATCGTACTTACTTACTCCTTTTTTAGCATACAAGTATCGTTCTGTTGATGTCATTTCATCATCATCGTCACCAAAAGCCGAAAACATAGCTATACTTGTTCCGATTGCTGCTCCTGAAAACAATACAGCAGTTTGTGTTGTTCTAAATGTAGTTTCAAAAGGTCTTTCTCTAAAGTTATCAACCATTACACGAGTACCTTGTGTTGCTGCATTCAAATATGGAATGAAAGCATCAGTATCTTTCGTAATCTTACCTCCTTGGTTAAAATCCATAATTCCACGAGCCGAAGCAACCGCATTGGTATAAACATCATCAATAACGCTTTGGTCCTTAACGTCTTCAATTTTAGAATAACCAAGTTCTTTTAATTGGTTTTTAACAGAACGGTTAAATACTGCCATTCTAAAACCTACCTCCGAATAAATTTGAAGTTTGCTTAATGTTACTGCGTTAAAAACTTTACTAAATCCCTCACGTTTTTTATTATCAACTTTGTCAAATAATTTTTGTATTTCAGTATGTTTTAATTTCCCTTGGTCTTTTAGAAAATCCATCATACCACCATACTTGATAAAGTTTTTATAATTATCACTTCCTTGTTTAATATCTTTTACTCCGTTAAAAGCATCTTTAGCCAACTTAGCCATATTCACTAAAACCGACATTCCATATTCTTCAGAAAATGTAGCGATAAAAAAGAAGTCACGTGGCGTATTGGTAATAAAAAACGTTGGATTATTTCCTGTTGCAACTGCTTTTACTAATGCTGTTCCAGAAACCATTGAAACAACTTCCTTTGTATTTCCATTTAAAAACCCTTTAGCAGCGTCAAAATATTGCTCATGGAAAACTTCTTCCATCATTACGTTATGTTTAACCCCATCTATGTAGTAATAAGCGTTTTTAAAGTTTTTTGGTAAAGCATATTTATATTTCGGATTACCTGTATCGGTAAAGCCTACAATTGGGTTTATTTTAACTCTTTTTGAAAGTTCTTCAAAGTATTTTATTGTGTCTTTTTCTTTTTGGGTTTTATCTGTTTTATTTTTTAAATCCTCAACAACCTTAGCTTGTTTTTCTATGAACTCAACTAATTTTTTATTAGTGTTATTCATAGCAATTGACTTAGCACGAATATTCATCGAGCGAGAAAGTAAATATTGAGAATCATAAATTAACGAAGTATTCAATCCTTCTTCTAATTTTCTAATTTGTTCAGATGATAAACTAGAACTACTAGAAGTTTCTGGAACAAAATCCGTTTCGTTATTCTGTAAAAATTCTAAAAACATACGAGGTTGGTAATCAATTTCAAAAAACATATCCAAGCTTTCTTTTGAAATCAATCCTGATTTTTGCATTTCGGTTAATAAACCACGGAATTCATCAAAATAAGCATCAGCACGTTTTGTTAAGTCTTTGAATTTTTCTGTTCCAAGTTCTTTTTCTAATTCGGCTAATTCTATTTTTACATCGTTAGCATTTATAAAATCTGGGTGAACCACGTCAGGCATATTGTTTTTTGCTCTGTTTTCGTCAATAGCAATAAAACGTCTTAATTGAATTATCTTATCAAGCGTTTTTATTTCAGCCGAAGTAAGTCCTTTGTAGATTTTAGCATACGCTTCATCATACATTTCTTTTGCATATCCCGTAGCCCCTTTTGTAGCGATTAAGTAATTACGAACTAATCTACCTCCTGCTTTATTTAAGATAAATTTAGGGACGAATTGTCTATCCGCTATTTGAGTAATAAAATTACGGAAAGCTTTATCAATTTTTTCTTGAGTAGTTTTCTTGTCTTGTAAAGCTTCGTCTGCTTTTTCAAATGATTCCGCTATTTTTTTTCTTACCTCTGGAACACTACGATTGCTTTGTCTTTCAATGTAGTCTTGTGCAATCATTTTTTCACGTCTGTCTGAAATAGAATCAATTATGTTTTTTTTAGATTCGTTATTATCTAAACGTTCTTGAATTTCTTGTTCTATTTTTAAACGAGTTTTTTCGGAAGGAGCATTTTGAAAAGGTTTGTTTAGATAATCTTTTAAATTAGCATCAATGTCAGATTGCTCTCTATTTGAAAGGTTTTTATACCAATCAGATTGTTTCACAGCATCTAAACCAGCATCAATTACCTCTTGTGCTGTTTGTGCTGTTGCTACCGCTAGTTGCATTGCTTTAATCGCAGCACGAGCCACAACAACAGGAAGGTTAATACCTAAAGTTTCGTCTCCAAAATCTTTTAAACGCTTATCTATGTCTTTTAAAAAATCAGCTAATTTGTCTAATTTCGCTTTCTCATCTACATTTGGTTCGACTTGTTCTGGTTTGAGTTGTTGATTTTCGTCAATATTTTCAAGGCTATCAATATTGTTTTTTTTGATAATTTCGCCATTTTCAAGCATAACATCGCCATTACTTAACAATACTCCTGTATCAGCAAATTCGTTGAAAGGACCAAAAGTTATTCTTACTTTTTGTTCTTCTTTTGTTTTTGTTTCTCCAACACTTTCTTGAATGCTAACGCCTTCAACACTTCCACTCGGCTCATTGGCTTCTTGTCTTCCTGTTTCTGTTTCATAATATTGTTGTTGTTCTTGGTATTTATTTTCAAAGTAAGAAATTATTTGTTCTTCGCTCATTTCCTCAAACATAAAGTTTTCTGCAACAATAGATTCGTATTGTGCAAATTCTTGTGGAGATAACGAACCTATAATAGCTCTTGCTTCTTGTTCTTGCTCTATTCTTTTGTTTTCGCTATTAGTATTAATAATCTCATCTTTAACTTCTTGAACATTGTTAAATGAAGATATTACCTCTATTAACTCACCTCTAATTTCTTGTTGATCTAAATTAGGGTTTTTCATAGATATATTTTCAGATACTGATTCAATACTGCTTAATCCTTCTTGATTAGATTGATTTGTAGCCCACTTACTATCGGTATTCCCTGTTTCGTATTTTATTGATTCTAAAGAAACTTTTCCTCCTCTAGCAAAGAAATCCAAAGCCGCTTGATATGCGGTTGTAGGTATAAAATTACTTAAAATATTTTTATTAATTTCTTTTATTTTACTTTCCGATTCTAATCCTAACGCATCTGCTTCAATAGAAGTCCAATTGGCATTCTTTTTTATAGTAACTTTTTTTGTTTTTTTGTTTACTATTTCTACAAATTCTGGGATTATTCTTCCTGTTTTTGGATTACGAATTTCTACAACATTTCCATTTTCAATATCTACATCAAAATTTGCAAACTCTCCTGTTTTTGGATTTCTAACCTTTGTAGAAGTTACTTTTTTTGTTTCAATATTTCTACCTTCATTATTCTGTTGTGCGTTTTGGTTTGCATTGTCATTGTTTATAGGTTCAACTATAGGCTCAATGTTTTTATCAATATTATCAACTTGGCTCGGTGCTGGTTTTTTTTCAGAAACTATATCAAAACCTTCTGGCGGTGGTGGTATTTCGTTTATTGGATTTCGTTGCGGTTCGCTTTCTAACGCTTCAATTTCGGCATCAATTTCAGCGATACGAGGATTGTTGTCGTCTGTGATTGTTTCTAATTCCGCTTCTAACTTAGCTATTTTTTGCTCGTTTGTTTCTACTTCACCGACTTCCGCTTGTGCTTCGGCTTGTGGTTGTGCTTCTTGTTTAGTTTCGGTAGTTGTTGCTTCTTGTTGTGTTGCATTTGGTTTAGATTGGTTGTAAATTTCAATAGCTTTTTTATTAACTTCTTCTTCTGTAAAGTTAATTTGTTCATCCGTTTTACCTTCCGATTTAGCTTTTGAAATCAATTCAGCAGCAGCTTGTTGTTTTAATTTAGTTGATTCTGATTCTGATAACGCATCTAAAACAGTTACTTTATCACTTACCAAAACACCTCTTTTTGTTTCAAGTGCATTAAATTGACTTTCTAAATCACTAATTAACTGGTCCTTTAATTTTTTATCTATATTAGGGTCGGCATTAATTTCAGTAGCTTTTATGCGTAATATTTCTTGCTTTTTATTTACGTCAACAATAGCATTGAATACCTCTTCTGAAATACCTTTTGTTTTATTTGCAATTGATGTTAAAACTTCTTTGTTTCTTGTTTCTAAAGATGAAATTTTATCTTGAATAACTTGTCGTGAAGTACCTTCAATAGAGTTATTATCCAATTGCTCTTGAAGATTAAAAATCATTTGTAGATTTTCGTTTATTTCTTTACTTTGCTTGTTTTCTGAAAACGGTTTTATTATTAATCCTGCAACGGTTGGCATCATAGTCATTGCACCACCAAGCATACCTCCAGAGAAAGCAGCATGATCCACGTTGTCAAATAAACCTATTTCTTTTTTGCCTAAAATAGATTTATCTAATAGGTTTTGTGTTACTTGAGTTAATCCTTCTGTAACGGCTTCCATTGAGCCTGATTCTATAATTCCAATACCTTTTCTTTGCAAGTATTGTTTACCGCTTTCACGTAGTAATTGTCTTTGACCCGCTTGTTCAAATGAACGAACTGAACGACTTAAAATACCTTTTGTTGGTAACGCTCCTAAAACAGCTTCCGATGCTCCAAACCCAATTGCTGTTGAAATCATTTGAAGTTTGTCGTAATTTATTTTATCGTCTTTTTTATCTTCAACAACCATTTGACTATATTTGTCAAAAGCAGAAGTTAATCCAATAGACGTTACACCACCAGGCATTGCGATTTGTGCAAATATTGGAACTTGTGTACCTAATTCTTGAAAGAAAAACTCTCCAAAATTGTTTACACCTAAATTTTCAAAGCTAATATCTCTACTTTCTTTGTTCTTATAAATTTGTTTTGCGTTTTCCCAATCAATAGATTGGTCAATTATTTCTTGTTTTCTTTCTTCGTCTATAACACCAAAAGCATCGCCAATAGCTAATTCTTGTTTTACACCTAAATTCATGTAAATATCTCCAAAACCAAGTTTAACGTTGGTAATGAATTTATCTTTCATGCTATAATTTCTTTTTAGAAAATCTATTTCTTCTTCGGTAGAACCTATTTCGTTTCTGTTTTCAGCAATTTTGTTTTCTAATTCGGTCGCTTGTGTAACAGCATTTCTTAGCTTACCCTCTATTTCAATACCATAATCTAATAATTCTTTTGGGGTTTGCTTTCCTTCTTTGTTGTTTTTTAAAACAATCGCTTTTACTACATTATAATCTTTAGCGTTTTTTTCGGTTTCATTTATTAGAATAGAAGCTTCTGTAGCAAGGTATTTGTCTTTTGCAGTAATCGTTTTGTAGTTAGCAATTTTTTCTAATTCTAAAGCTCTTTTATCATTTTCAGATAAGTTAGATAAAAATGAATTGTTTTTGTCAATTTTTAAACCCTCAATTTTTTTATTTAAAACTATTTGTTTCGTTTTAGACAAAATATCTTCATCAGAGAATTTAGAAGTATCTCCTTTAAATTCCGCTGTTAACTCACGTTTAGCTTGCTCTTGTTCTTTTGAATAAGGATTTAAGTCAAAATTAGGACCTGTTGTTTGTGTTCCAAAAGTTCCAATAGTAGTAAATACATCAGATAAAAAATTAGCACCTTTTTTTAAACCAGTAGAAAATCCGTTTCCAAAACCTTTTTGATTAATTTCATCTTCGATTTCAGTAATTTTTTCGTTTACTTCTTGCTCTGTAGGTTTGGTTGCTTCTTCATATTTTTGAAGATTTACACTTGTTTTAATAGGTTTTAATGCTTTTTGCTTAACTTCCTCTCTTACAATTTCACGCTCTTCTGTTGAACTTGCATAACCTTTTAAAACTTTTTCTTTTTTAGGTACTAAATTTCCAAAAGCATCTTTTTCATATACTTCTCTCCCTCTTTCATCTTTTATTGGCTTATACTCGTATTCAGGTTGTTTTGTAGTACCCGAAGAACCATTTTTCGGTGCCGAAACCAATTTTTGAGAATCCGATGTAGATGTAGAATTGGAGTTCGTACCATCTTTTTTTTTTTCAGAAAATTTTTCTTTAAAATCAGTTGCGTATTTCATAACGTCTTCTTGTGAAGCGCCATTATCAAGCATTGATTTTATATTAGAATCTAATTGTTTTTTTTTATTTGGATCTAATTGTAGCATAATTATTCAAATATTGGGTTTCCGTTTTCGTCTAATCCTTTGTAAACAGGTTTTGCGCCTTTATTATTCATTTTTCTTAACTCCGCTTTTAGTTCATCAGCGTTTTGATAACCTAATTCACTTGCTATTTTAGCTTCTGTAGCACCTGTAGCTGTTCTAGTTTCTGACCTGAATGCAGAAGGGTTTGTTGTTGTTCCTGAAGCGGTAAATTCCTCTTGTTCTTGTTTTGAAGATTTCTGTGTTAAAACATTTGCAGTATAAATAATTTCATTTTTATCATTGATAAATATGTTTGTCACAACTGAATTATCTAATCCTGTTTTTGCACCACCAATAGTGTCAAATTTAATTCCTTTACCAAGATTTAAACCTTTTTCTAAAATTCCTTTTTTACTTACCGGAGTTCTTCCTATAGAATCATTTCCAAAATAAGTATTGTTTAGATTAACAGTTGTTGTTATAATTTGCTTTTCTTCTTTATCTTTTTTGGCTTGTCTGTTTTCTGACATACGACCTGTTTGAGCGCTGTAGTCAACATTCTCTTTTTTGGTGTAATCTGTATTAGCTAAAACTCTTTGCATGAAATAATCTTTAACTTGTTTTAAAGATTGTTCATTTGGCTCAATACCCATTTTTTTCATTTGAGATAAAGCCACATCGGTAGGTGAGCCGTCTGGATTTTGAAGTAAGTTAGTAGCTACTGATTCTACAGAAGAAATTTTTGCTTTTTTCTCTTGAACGCTTTTGAAATTATTATCAGTTGTAATATCATCATATCCAACTTTTTTAGCAGCATCAATTGCCATTGCGTCTAAATCAAATTGTTTTTGGAAACTCCAATCACCAATTCCTTGCTGTAGTTTATCATAAGGTAAAACATCAAGGTTGTTAACAGTACCATCTTCATTTCTATCTATAAAACCAACGGCAGGTAATCCATTTTCCAATGTGCCTACATAATTTTCAAAACCATTTAATACTAATTTTTCAAAATCAGGATTTTCAAAATATTCGCCTTTTGCTTTTTTTGTTTTATAATCTTGAATTATATTAGTAAAGTTATCTGTAGCCACTTTAAGATTATCAGGCAAGTTGTCAATGTTTTGCGCTTCAATTTCAAGTTTTATTCTTTCATCGTCGCTTAATGAAGTATTGTTTAATTCTTTATAAATTTCCCCTAATCTATTTACACCTTGTTGAATAATTTTTGCTTGAAATTCATTTAAAGAAGAACTTCCTGTGTCGTAATTTTGTGGGATTTGACCCATCATTTTTTCACGAAGTTTATCTTTTTTGGCTTGTTCTTTTTCTTGTCTTGCTTTGTTAAGGGCATCAATTTTTCTTTGTTCTTCGCGATAAGCAAAATCCATTTGTTCAATTCCTTGAACCACATCACCGATATTTGTTTTAATCGGATTTATTGTTGCGTATGCGTTACTAGCGTTTGCCATTAGAAATAAGGTTTACGATTGTATTTATTAATTATATCGCTATATTCGTTTTGAAAAAGAACATCATCAGTTGTGTTGCCTACAGAACCTAAAGGATTTGATGTTTTAAAATAAGGTGTTCGGCTTTGCCAATCAATTCCTTTTGAAGTATCAATATATGGAGCTTTAAATCCTACGCCTGTATTCGTACCTTTCATTTCTTTTGAATCTATTGGAGTATTCGTACCTTTCATTTCTTTTAACCCTCTACCCAGATAAGCAGCAGAAGATAAAGCAGAACCAAAACCACTCCACATATCTTGCCTTCCTGCTTCTACTTGTGAGGATAATGCTGAAATATTTGCGTTGTCTCTGTTTTCAGTAATTCCTTCAATTCTAGCGTTGTCGCCAGCAATAGAATATTCTCTTTGTCTAACTTGGTCGTCAAGCATTTTAGCCGCTTCTCGGTTAATATCATTAGTTGCTCCTACAATTCTAGGAATACCTCCAATGATAGTTCTTGCTCCACCCATTTGTGTAGCATCAACTAAATTAGAAGTTGTACGTGCGTTTTCTTCACGAAGCAAGTCAGAACCCATTGTGCTAATCTTTACATCCTCGTAAGCATTATTGAGTTCTTGTCTTTCGTAATCGTTTAATTCTCTTTGAGATTTTTTCGAACGATTTGCTCCGTCAATTGCTTGATAAGCACTCATTCCTAAACCTGCGGCACCAATAACGGCTGATGTAATAGCGGCCATAATGAATAGTATTTATTTTAAATACAAATATAATAGAAAAAATCTATAGTTGTATAATTAATTCTTTAGTATTTTCACTTCCAACAACATAGCCACATTCTTTGAATCTATTTATTAGATTTTCATTCTTTACAGACGTGAAAACAATTTTAAATCCTTTCATTTTAGCTATATTAGTAAGTTCGTTTATTAAAAAACAAATAGCTTCTTTTCGGTCTTTTTCTTTATATTCAGGGTTAGAAACAATAAATTCTAACCACGCCATTTTTGAATTGGTAAAGAATAAAAAGCCTGCACAAATCTCAATTCCGTCTTTGTAAACCATAACACCGCCTTTCCCTTCTTCTGGTAAGTATTCTTTTAACGGAGCAGGAAAACGCCAAAAATTCCAAAACGAAACTAATGTTGGGTAATCCTCATCATTGAGTATTCTTATTTTAAACATAACTTTTTACAGAATTAGTTGATATTGCGAATAATTCTCCGTTAGTTGTGTCCTCGTTTTCAAGTGTAACCTCCATGTAATAACCTCTCATTTCTTCGCCTTCAACTCTTGCATTTTTTAAAGCAAATGAATATAATCCAATAATCGGAGTAGTAGTAATTACATCTACAGTTATTGTATTTGTAGTTTTATTAATTGCGGTTATAGCGCCTATTATTTCCTGATTTGCTCCGTTGATTTGATATAAAATATCTCCTACTGAAATTAAATCAGGTATCATTGAAAATGAAACAATAGAAAAAGGAATTTCCACCTCTAAATTAGCTACAACACTTGTAATAGTTCCAATGCCTTGTGCTGAATTACCTTGCAAGTTTCCATAGGTTTCATTTCCTCTAATGAAAGAAAATTGACGACTTTCTCGTGTGTTGAACTCGGCTTGTTTGATTTCTCCTTCAGTAAGATTTGTTTTCAAAATCGCACGCCACTTTTCATCTGATTCTTGAACTAAAGTTTTAAATATTTTATCTTCAGCCATTGCTTCATTAAAAACCGTTTTTATAGATGTTTTCTTTTGCTCACCATAAAAGTTGTTTTTAATAGGATTTGATTCATCGTTTTGCAACCAAAGCTGACCATTTTTAATAGTCAAAAACTTATTGTTTATATTCAAAAACCAATCAGGAAAGTACTCCCAAAAAGAAGTCCAACCTTTGTTATCTTCGCTATGTGTTGTTGTTTTTGGCATTCTATTCTTCTGTTAAGTTTTTACTTGTAATTTCATCTTCTAAAAAAGCCATTCTTTCTTCAGCAGAAGCGTTAGGACAAACACCAGTAATAGCCCATGCAGTACCATTATTAGTAGCTGTAACTTTAACGATAGCAGTTGTAGGTAAAGGATTTGTTTTTTCAAATAATAAATTACCTCCGCCAGGAACCAATCCTCCTGTTGTTGCTACTAACACACCATCATAAAAAATCTCAAATTGGTCTGGAATACCGTATGCTTGATAAGTTATACCGCATTGACCTATTGAAGTTCCAAAACTTATAGGAAACTCAAATACTCCTTGACTTCCGTTATAATTAAAACTTTCATCACAAGAAACAGCAATGTCAATATATACAGTTGCTATGCTTGAACAAGTGCCATTTGATATTTGATAAACAATAACATCACTAAATGTGTCTGAATTATTGTGAGTATAGGTAATACTTTGGTTTGCTTCTATAATTGCTGTTCCGTTTGTTGGTGGTGTTATTATTGTTACAGTCAAAGGAATTGCGTTCGTGTCGTAATCGTTTGATAGAACTACAATGTTTTTGATAGTTCCTTTTTGCGTACTCGTATAATCATCGTTAGCAATTGGACTTCTATTGCTATAATCCCAAATTAAATATAGTTTTTCGTTACCTAATGGTCTTGAAAAAACAAAATTACCAGTAAACTTGTTTTGGTCTATTCCTTGAGTAGTTTCTGTTAGCGTTAAGTAATTTGCATCATCAAGCAAATCATTAAGTATTGATTCGGTGTAATTGGTATGAGAAATTAAATATCCTATTCTGTTACACTCTTCAATTGGTAAAAACGAACCTGTATTAGAGTTCCCTTTCACAGATTGCATTGTAATTACACTTCCTTCTGTTGGAAATAAATTTTGCCCCTCAAAACCTGATAATGTTTCAAATCTTGTTATAGGCCCATCTGTAAATAAATCTTCATTTTGAATAAATCCATTTAAGTTTGAACGAAATCTATTTACAATTGTCTTATCTAAATCATCTTGGTCATTAATTACTACTAAAATAATATCCAAAGGAATTCCAATAGGGCAACTGTTTGTTATCGAGAAACTGATGGGACGGGTTACAGGCGTAATAGTAACGCTTGCGGTTGTTTCTGATAAATCAGTTCTTTCAATAATTATGTTTCCAATTCCAGAAACCCCAGAAACTACTTCGGTTACTGAATTATGTGTTAATTCAATAGTAGCTGTTCCTGATGTGATGTTGTAGTTTAAAACAATTTCTCCTGTTAACGAGTTTAATTGTAATGTGTATGTGAAAGGTAAAGAAATAGCATTTTTTACAATTTCATTTCCGCAATTGTAAATAGGAATTTCAGTTATATTTTCTTCAATAGTAAAAGTAGTTAAATCAAGATATGGATCATAACCCGAAATTATTTTTCCTTTTGTTCTATTTATGAATAAATCTCTAAAGAAGTTTCTCACGCCATATACAATATCTTCTATTCCGTCAATAGAAAGTCTAATTATACTTCCTGTTTTTACTGAAGCATATTTTATTCTTCCATAATCATCAACCGAAAAACTTTCTGGGTTTTTTCCAATACCACGATTACCTTTGTAAGGAATATAATCGTTTAATACATTAGGAGTTGCTGTTAGTGCTGAATTACCATCGGCTGTATAAATTAATTTTTTTTCAAATAAAACTTTTCCAGCTTTGTCTTCTTGTAATACTACAATATCATTTTCTCTACTATGTAATTTTTGAATACTACCAAATTGCTTATCTAAATCATCTTTAAAATTAGCTGTAGATAAATTAAACACATTTAGTCCATTAATTCCTGAACTTTCAACATACGGCTCACTATATGTTAAATCAGCAAATCTTCGTACTTGTTTGTATGGCTCAATGGTTGTTGTGCTTGGTCGTAAATCTATGTTTAAATACTTTTCTGTTAAAACATCTTTGTATCTATAACTTTCAGCTCCATTACCTTGAGTATAGCAATTAAAAAAACTTAATTCAATAATAGCAGGTTCTAAGGTTGAATTGTTTTGGTTTTGTATAATTTGATGTTGTAAACTTCCGTGATGTTCTCCATTTATAATATCAAAAGTTTCTTCTGTTTCATAAAAAATATCTGAATTAAAATCTTTTGGCAACGTTTCAAATATTAAAACGCCTTTGGTGAATAATATTTCAAATTTAAGAGTTGTTCTTATATCTCTTGAAGCCGTTCCTTTTCTGTGAGGTACAACAAAAAAAGAATTGTTATCATTAGACCAACCCCAACCTGAAAATTGATTCCATTCATCAGCTAATCCAAATCCTTCGGAGATATTATCACCTATATCTGTTATTCCATCCCATGTGTAGTCTTGACCAAAAGAGCCTAAATTTTCAACCTCTGCTTCAAACCACTCTTTTACAGAATTATAACTTCCTTGAACACGAAATCTTTTATCATAAGTTGCGTTATATTCAATACTACCACTTGCTACAAAACTAATAAATATCCTAACTGTTGAACCTGGTGATAATTTATAACTTTCAAAAGGAGTTCCCTCTCCGAACAGAGGACTTGTATATGTTCTCCAAGGATAGCGAAATCTGTTGAATTTTTCAAATGTTCTTGAAGTACTTGAATTAAAACTCATATCAAATCCAACGGGTTTAATTTTAAAATATAAACCTTCTTCTTCTATAATATCTGCTCCGTCTTCATTTGCATTACCTTCTATGAAATCTTCTATTTTTTCTTTAAGCTCTAATACTTTTACTTTTATTAAATTATCTAATGGACCACTTAAATCTGATTTAACAACTAAGATATCATTTTCTTTAATTTTATCTTTATTTGCTCCTTCTAATTTAATCCATCTAAATAATCCGTCTTCGTAAAATACATTTACATATATTGTTTGGTATTCTCCTCTGTTTTCTTTTACCACTATTTTATATCTATCAGCCCAGTAAGGAGGTAAATGATTAATGCTAATTTGTATTTTATTTTGATATATAGCATATTCAATAGGTATATTAATGGTGTTGTAATCTTTTGTTAAAGTAGTTGTAGATCTATTAAATTCATCTAAATAAATAAATCCTATCTCATAACTTCTTATTGTTTTTAATGAAGTTTTTATTGGTGTTTCTTCGAAAAATACATTTGTTTCTGTTTCAAATTCCCATATAGATATTTCATCATGTGTGTCGTCTATAGTGTAAGTTAAAGTAATTGCATTTATTATTATAGTTGTAGAAGTACTTGAAATTATATTAAAATTTGTATTACTTGAAAGCTCTGAATTATCTGGTGATTCAGCGTCATAATTTTGTAAAAATAAATTTGTAATTGTGTTTTCTACAAATAAAACAAAATCATCATCCTCTGCCAATTCTATTGCGTCTACATAGTCTTTGTTTAGTACAAAATAAATATTTTCTTCGAAATTACCATCATTATACGTGGTTTCTTTTAACTTTAGATTTAATGATATTCCAGTTCCTTTTTTTAATTGTTTATCAGAAAAATCTATAATTATATTTTTACCATCATTGTTTATTGTAACATCTAAAGATTCTCCTTTTATTTCTTTACTTATTAATGCGATATCATAATCAATAACTATATCGTTATAATTTATGTCTTTTATATCAAAAAATTCTTGATAGTTTCCGAAAATTGCTCTGTTTCCAATAAGAGAAAAAGCTTTAGCTTTTAATGGTACATTGTCAAAAGATCTATATAATTCTCTTTCTGGTAGTGATATAAATATTTTATTGTTAGAAAAAATAAAAGATTTAATTTCATTATCACCAAATCCTTTTTTTGATTTATTAAATGTTTCTATTAAATAAATTGTGTTTGAATTTGATTCTTTAAACACTAATTGTATCTCGATAACTCTTTTGTCACCTGTATTGTAATCTATTTTTATTCCATTAAAAATATTAGACATACCGTTATTTTCCATTGTTTGGAAATCTAACTCAAATTTATTTGGATAAAAACAATAATTTGTGAATGAAGATAACGCAGAGTATTCTCCATCCAAATATTTGTATCTATATGAGAATGTCAAAAACTTATCTTCAAGGTTATTGCTTCCGTCGCTTGTGTAAACAGGTGTAACTATAGGAGCATATCTTGGTGGTTTTTTAATTAAAAGAATATCTTCTTTTTCAAAACCATTTTCGGGCCACGTTTTTGCTCTTTCAATATTAAAACACAAAGGTTGCATATTGTCATCAGTCATCAAAAACAATTCTTTTTTAATATCGTCATGACTTAATATTTCAACACCTGTGCAAAGAAAATCTTCTTTTAAATCAAACACACGACTACCAACTAAACGTGTATCTTTCAACACAAAAGATGCAATCTCGTTTGTAAAATCATATTCAATTAAATACGAACCCGAATCTGAAACTACTCCCCAATACACTCTGTTTCGTGATGGATGTGAAATACCTAAAATACATTTTGGATTTAAACCTAAATCTAAATTTGTAAGTTTCTTATTGCTATACCCTTTTTTAACCGAACCCTCTTCTTTAGATTCGTTATTATAAATTACAGCATTAAAAGCTTCTCTATATTCGCCATCAGGAAGCAATCTGTTTTCGATGTCAAGTTGCATTCTACCTTGACTATATGTTCTTCTTAGGTTTGCCATTAGATAGTCATTGAACGAGAACGTAATACTCTCGAAATTTGTAATAAGTTAAAATCAGCACGAGCAATTTTAGCTTGATGTAGTGTTGTTTTATATCTTAACAAGGCACGTTGCTTTTCGTTAGCAGGAACGTTTCTTTTTCTTTCAATACAAGAATAATAAATCCAATTTTCAACCGTTTCTCTTAGGTATTTATGAATTGTAATTTCACTCTCTGAAATACCTTCTTGTAATCCATCTGAAATGTATTCTATTACTACTTCTTGTTCTGATAAATCTGAACTAAATAAAATCATACCTCTTTTCTCATCAATCACAAACTCGCCATGTTTACTTAGTTTTGATGTATCTAAAGTAGGTTGGTATTCGGTAGAAAAAGAATATCTTTTGTATGGTTTTGCATAACCATTAGAACTATCAGCAGTTAAAATTTGTCCTTCATCGTCAAATAATAATTCTCCAGAATCATCTTGTAAATAACCCGTAGCAATATTTATATTTTTATTAATATCCAATGGATATAATCTTAAACTTCCTGTGTTTTTATCTTGTACTACAATTGAAATTCTAACATAGTGTACAAAATCTTGTGGCAAAACCCAAGATAAAGATGTTGGAACGGTAACTTCAATAACTAAAACATCATTAGAAGCCTGTCTTGTTACAGTTCTTATCGCTTGCTTTGCATAATTAATAAGACGTGAACGTTTTATGTTTTTAAGATATGAATCATCATCCTCTGCTTCTAAAAGCATATTGTCAATAATTGTTTTTAATGAAACATATTGATAACTTCCGTGAGATTCCTCGTTTTCGTAATATTGTTGTGGTGTTTGAAAAGCCATAATTAAGAAGCGTTATCTTGGTTAAAATCTGAATTCTCTTTCATTGTAGTAGCTTGAATTAAATCTACTTCTTTTAGGTTTATTCCAAAACGTTGTAGTGTTTTTAAAACAACTTTGTTTTCTTCGCTTGGATGTAAATCTACATCTTGAAAGTCTGGTGCTGAAGGATTAAATAATTCACTACCCCCAACAACTGTATAGGTCCAATTTGGTATAAGCGGTTTTCTTAAATAAGAAATAGTCACTTCATCAACTATTGTAGTCGGAGCAATTTTAATTTTGCTTCCAACTAATAAACCTATCGGATTAGTTACAGAAGGTAAAGAATCCGCATAGTTTAATAATAGCTTAAATTCTTTGTTGTGTTTACAAAATTCAACTTCATTTACATTGTCATAATAAACCGAATCAATGTATCTTAAATTTGTAGGTAACGTAAAGTATGGATCGTTATAAGTCAACGACACATCCTCAACTAAAAAGTAAAGTATTTTCTCTCTAATTCTATCAGGTAGATTTTCAAGCCCTCCGTTGATTAAACCTCTGCTTTCTCTGTTTATCATACGATTGACTTCATAAAAATATTCCTCAACGATTTCATTAATAACATCGTATAAAGCAAGTCTTAAATCTGTAGGTTTAACATTACCTCTAATGTCTGAATTAGCAAACATTAATGTAGTTTTATATATTCTGTCAATACTTATCATCGTGTTATTTAATTTAAAAAAAGCCTCGCCTTACGCAAGGCTTTTTCGTTGGGAAAAAGTCACTAAAAAAACTAAAAATAGTGGTATTTTTATTCGGCTAACTTCTTAGCTAACCAAATCTGATCGTTTTTGTATCTAATTGGAACTTCTGTCTTGAATTTTATTTTATAATCTTCTTGAAGTTGCTCCAACATAGATTTTTCTTCTTCATTTTTTAGTGGCTCTTCTGATGAATCTTCTTCATCTACTTCCTCTATTTTTTTTGAAAAATTAATTTTATTTTCGTTTGCCATTTTAGATGCTGCTAATTTTCTTTTTAATTCTGCAATTTCAGCATCTTTTTCACTAATTACTTTATCAGCATCACTTGAACGAGCAATCATGCGTTCTTTTCTTTCAAGCCTTGTATTAAATTCTTGAAGTAAAATTTGAGCTTCTTTGGTTTCGTTTGTCAAAAAGTTAGTTAGTTTATCTAAACCATTTTCTCCTTGAGCAATATGTAAAATAACACCATCGTTTTCAGTCCAAACAATAGCTGTGTGTGTTGCGTTAATTTTGATAATTTCAGAAACTAAAGCTAATCCTGCAACAAATTTTGTTTCATAATTTGAAGCGCTAATGGCTTCAATAATCACTTTTGGCTCTTTAATAGCTTTTGCTTTTAATTCAGCAGCACATTGTGTGAATGATTTGTAGAAAGAATTTAAACCAAAAACAGCCATTGAAGTAGCTTTTGTTTTAATTTCGTCAGAATCTTTAATTAAATCTAACGCTTTTTCTACATCTTCAAATTCTGATAAACTATCTTGTGCTTCTTTTTCTTTTGAATAAATACCAAATTTTAAACCAAACCAAGGATGCGTTTGTAAATAATTAATCAACGATAAATTCGAAGCATCTACAGCAAGTTCTGTTTGCTTTGTTTGAGCATTATACTGAAACAAAGGAACTCTTTCTGGTTTTAAATCTTTATTTTTCGCTTGAATATCTTCCACAAAACAAGAATCTTCTCCTGGATAATATTCAATAAATTTTTTACCTTTTCCCTCTTTAATCCCCATAACACTTGTTTGAGGTAATTCCCATGTAGAAGGTGTTTTGCCTTCTATTGTTAATCTAAAAATGACTTTTTTTACCATTGTATTAGTTTTAAATGAATAATAAACTCGGAGGTATTACTACCCCCGAGCTATTTTTTTTTATTAATAGAATACAGATTTTCTACCTACAAAGTAGTTGTTTGCTCCTACTACTTGGTTTGTTACTTCAGATAATAAATCAACTCCTGATTCATCTTTTGTAATTTGCTGACCAAGTACACCCCAGAATTTAGCTTGACGCTTTCTGTTAGTTACGTTATTGCTTCTGTATCTTACAGTTAAGTAAGGTCTTGAAACTACATTTCCTTGCTCCATTACATTCATAGCTCCTGTTGGAACCATTAAGTAAGACAAAGAAGTAGTGTCAAAATTATTAGCTGCTAATAATGTTGGATCATCTAATAAAGCCCATGAAGTAAAATGGAATTGTACACCATCAATAAAGATTGAAACGAAATCTAAATTTAAAGCCATTTCCTTGCTGTTATTAAATGCTCCATAGTTAGAACCATTAACAAACGATGAGTTTACACTCGCTGCTAAAGTTCTAAATGCAGCCATTTGAGCATGGTCACAATAAACTGTAAACTCACGACAATTACCTTGTTTTTTAGCACGTAAAGCCATGTTAGATAAGTTTGCTACAGTTGCAATATATTCGTTAGAAATATTACCTCTTTCTTCAACTTGCTGAACCACACCTTTCATACCTTGTGCTTTTCCAGCTACAGTAGATGGTGCATTATCTAAAGCTCTTTCGTGTAACACTAATGTCAACTCTGTTAAGTTGTCAAATTGAGTGTAAAAACGCTCCATTTCAGTATTGTACCAACGTGGTCCGTTTGGTGTTTCAATCCAAGTTTTAGAAACAATATCAGAATCAGAAACGCTGTAGTGGTCTTTGATAATATGAGAGTGATTTTTGTAAATCGTTGGATCCCATTTTTTACCTTGTCCGTAAGAATCAGCACCTTTTAAGTGTCTGTTAGAAGTTCTAATTACTTGAACATCGTCATTTGAAAACGTAAATGCTGTTTTATCAGATAAAGCAGTAAATACTGTAGCCGAAGTTACAACGCTTACAATTCCTTGAAATTCAGTTGTGCCATCAGAAATTTTGATAACTTCATCAACACGTAATTGGTGTGGAGTTGTACAAGTGAATACGTTACCTGTAACGTTTGCTTCAAATGTATTCTCTAATCTTCCCATTTCAGAGTGTTGAATCACGTCTGCTTCAAATGTTCCTTCTTTACCCATACTGGTAGCACGAATAAATCCTAAGATTGAGCCTTTACCATTTGCATACATCAAATCAGGAATCAATTCTGGTTGATATTGCTGCGCATAGTCATAAAGACTAATGAAGTTTTCTGTAGTTGCTCTCAAAGAGCTGTCTGGTGCTGTGATAATAGCTAAGCCAGATAAGTTATTGGTTTTTAAATCAAAAGCCATGGTTAAATAATTTTAATGGTTAAATGTTTCCTCTTATTGCATCAGCCATTGATACAATTTTAACCCCTTCTTTAGCTTGTCTAGGAAGCGTATCTTGTGAAAAATTCACATTACCTCTTTCTTTTAAAATGTCCTCTGTGTTTTTAGCTATTGCTTTATGCAACAAAGAACCTATTGCTTTTTCCCTAAATTTTGGATCAGACCATTGTATATCCTCAACGAATCTTTTGTGGTCAAATCCTTTTTCGGAACTATATCTGGCATTAATTACACTATCAATATCCGAAGCTACAGACACCATACTCTGCTTGTCCTCTTCCGAATACTCGTAAGTGAAATTCATTTCCTTTGGAGTTCCTTTGTCGTCAATAGTAATTTTAAAATCAGAATTGGTAACGCTGTTCACCGCTTCTTTAGCTCTTAAAATTTCTTGTTGACGTGTGTTTATTAAATTATCGTATTGTGATTTTAGCATTACAGCACCATTTTCTAGAGTAACATACTCTTCATTATTTGTGGACTGTTTTTTATCTTCAATCGGTGTGCTATATTTTTTTTGTTCCGCTTTCTTTTCGTCAAGAATAGATTTTGTATATGATGCTAATTTAATTTGGTCAGAAGCACTCATATCTTCTAAATCAATTCCTAAAACATCTGCAACATATTCATCTACTTGCTCGTTTGAAAGCGTTAAACCTGTTTCTTTTCTAACTCGCTCTCTAGCTAACTCTATTTTTGGTAGGTCATCTAAATTTGAGTTTAATGCTTCAAAATCTTTTCTTGAACGCCCAGTTTCTTTTTTAAAGTTAAAATACGCTTTATCTTCTTCGTCTAAAAGATTTTCGTATGGATTAACTTGCTTAGGGTTAAGAATATCATCTAAAGATTCTACGTTTATTCCTTTTGATTTTTTTAAAAAACTAAGAACTTCTTTTTCGTCAATTTCTTTAACAGCAACATCATTGTTAACTACTGTTTCCTTGTTAGAATCAGAATTATCATCAATGGTTTTAACTTCTTGTTGCTGTTCAGCACTTTGGTTTACTTCATTGTCAACAATGTTTTCATTGTTTTCATTTATTGTTACCTCTTCTTGTGTCATAGTAATAACTTATTTCTTGTTACAAATATATAGAAAAAATCTATAATAAATATTGTTGTAATATTTTTTTTTATATTATTAACATTATTAATATTTTTTTTGATTATTCATGTATAAAAATTTTGTTATTTTTAAATTTTTATTTGTTGTTCTTTTAATTTCTTCATTACTATCATTATCGGGTGCAATGTAGTCAACTTCTCTTAAATAATCCGTTGGTAACTCGCTTGTTTTAGCGACCAAAGTCAAGTCTGTATTTTCAAGCGTATCAACTTTTGTTTTAATATCGTCAATTTTAATAGCTCTTGCATTTGTATAGCCTTGCGCAGTCATCCCTGTTTGCACCGCACTTGGTATTTGACTTATATCTCCTGTTATTACAGGAGAAGCTGTAGAAACTATGCTTGTATAAACTTGACTTCGCCATTGAATATCAACTCCACCGCCACCTGTTGTAGGGTTCTTAATTGGTCTTGCACCATCGCTTCTGAAAATCCTTACATTATCAGTTTGCCACACTTCGTCTGTTGTCTCATTATCGAATAACAAAGGCATAATTGAAGTATTTATTCTAAAATTCGCAATATCAATAGCAGTAACCGCATTGAGCCATTCTCTTATTCCTTGCGTGCTATGTAATATATGTACATAATAAGCGTATAATTCCGCTCCTAAAAAGTTTTGAGCAATTGCAACTTGAATATCATCCTCAACAAAATCAGCAGTAAATTTTGTTAGTTGTGAGCCATCAATTCCGTGAAAATTATAAATTTCGTCATCAACTTGTGCCACCAAGCCACTTATAGTACTTGTTGAAACTTGCCCGATTATTCGACTTGGTAAATATGCAGTTGTAGAAACTGGATAAGTTAAATCAATATAAATCAAATCGCCCTCTTCGTGTGGTACGCTGTCATCGTCTGCAATGAAAGTAGTTGATATTCCACCACTTGGTACAAGTGCATTTTCAATTTCAATATTACCCTGTGTTTGGTTGCTAATTCTATACCTTGCGCCTGTTGGAGCATTAGGAATAGATACAGATACAACAAGCTCTGTAACAGGTGCTGTACTAAAGTAAGGATGACCCGGAAGAAGTACAGAAGTAATTCCCCATTTGTGCGCTATATATCCCTCTATTTTTTGTCTATCTTCTGTTGAAGGTTCTGCTGGCAAAACCATTATTTCGGCAAGATCGGCTCGCCAGTCAAACGATAAGTTAACAATGGAATTGTAATTCCATTGCTCTGTCGTATTCACTCTTGTCGGGTTAGTGGGGTCTTTAACCCCATTTATGTAGAACTCAAGTGTGCTATGTAACCCGATATGGCCGATTCCGAATCCGGTACCAATGGTTCTGATAGTGGTGTAGTTACCATTACCGCCATATGGGATAGCAGTTGAAAAAAGGTTAATTGCTGCCCCCGCATTTATCCTACTCGCGCTAATACCCAAAGGCGACCCGCCACCGTTGTTTTTCCAGACGAGAATAATCGTCTTATTGATTAGCTGACGGGTGCTCGGAAATTGTAGGTTATCACGCCCAACGGATTCAAACCGAATGATTGGCTTGCCATTTAAGACGTTGGGTACGAGTTGAGGTTGCGCTGATGGATTTGTTTGATACGCATCAACCCCTACCGTGCCTTTGTCCTCCCAATTAAGTACGCCACTACCATTAAGCGTTAATGTTGAAGTATCTGCAGCATCAAACCACCAATCGGGTTGAGTTGTTAAATTTAAGGGTGTCCATAAAGCCATATCTTATGTATAATTTATGTTAGTTAAATTATTAGTTAAATTTTTTAAACCAATTGTTTTTATTTTCAAAATCAATCGGGTCTTTGTCTTTGTTTCTTTGGTCCACAATTTCGCTTTGTTGGGTAGCTTGCAATTTTGTTCTAGAATCCTTGCGGTCTTCTTTAAATTCTTCTTTTGATAACGAAGCCATTGCATCAATTTTTTTCAAGTAAACATCTTGTTCAAATTGTTTATCAGCGTATGGCATTTCAAGTTCTTTTAACGCTTTGTGTTTCATTATTTCAATTTGTGCTAATTGGCTTTCATATTGTAAATCAACTTGTTTTTTACCTTGATAAGCCATTGCTTCTGCTTGAATACTTGCTTGAGCAGCCATAGCATCTCCTTCGCTTTTGTTTTTATCAAACATCATTCGCTCTTCTTGGCGTTGTTTGATTCGCTTACGTCTATGATACATTAAGTATTCAATTGCTTTTTTGATGTTTACTTTAGCCAATTGACGAGTTTGAAAAACGATTTCTACGTCTATGTTTTGCTCTTGAATTGCTAAGTTTAAAATATCGTTGAAGTTTTTAATTTCTTCGGCAGTTGGCATCATTTCAAAAGTAAAACCAAACTCGTGCAAGTTTCTATCTTTTAAAACTTCCATTGCATCAAGCATATTTTTACCAACCACGTTTTCGTAAATCTCACGAACTTTTTTAGCATCTTTATAGCTGAAAACAGTATGGATACGTGTTGAAATTACTTCACATATTCTCTTTTTAAATAATACTGTTTTTTCAACAATATCTCTTGTTACTGTATTACTTGCTAATTGTGCCATTTGGTTAATTCCTACTAACGCATCAGAAGGCATAGAACCATCACGTGCCGGGTTAACACCTGTGTTTTCTCTAATAAGATTGTAATAGTGCGCCCAAACATTTAACAATATAGTTAATGCTGAACCTTGTTGTGAAGATAGTGGTCGAGCTGCTGCTACGTCTTTTATTCCTTCTTCGCCTAAATTGATTCTTTTTTTGAAAACCACACCTTTTGTTCCAAGTAATGTTAATGCAGTTTCCCACGTTTCTTTTTTAACACCACCTTTTCCGTCATCTAATTCGGCAAGTTGATCTAAGTCGATTTCTTTTAAATCAGGCGTTAATTCATTTACTAAATGCTGAATTTTTAACGATATTTTTTGAAGTTGACGTGCTGGAGCTTCAATATTATCTGTAAACGAACGAAGTCTGTTTTCGTAAACATCGTAGGCGACTGTAATAAATGGCGACATTGCTTTGTTCATAATATCGTCATAGTTATTTTCGCTTTCTTTCCAGCAATAAATAAACTTTGTACCAACGATATAATTTCCTTCTAACCAAGTATCATAAACTCCAGAAACAGCACCTACATCTTTTCTATCTGGTGCAATGTAGTTATCGTCTTTTTTTGTAATCTTAACAGCTTCTCCGTTGCGAAGTTTCTTTTTATAAGTAATTCGTTTTGAAGTTTTATAAGCAAATCGTAAAACATCAATTTTGTAGTCTAATAAATCATCCATACTACAGCTTTCAAAATCTCTTACTAATTTAGTTGAGTTTGAACCTGCGTATGATTTTGCTATTTTTCGTAAAGTTTCATCATTAAAATCACTTTCACGTCTTATATCTGAAAGCGTAATAGTATCAACAACACCTTCATAGTATTTATCAGCGAAATCGTTTCTTGTAACTTTGCTATGAATATAATTTTCAGAATCTACATAAGATACTTTTATACCATCGTTTTTGTCGGTATAAACACGTGCTACAATTAAACCAACATCAACAATATCTTTGTTGTATTGCCCTGAAAGAAATTGCCAATCGTTTGTGTTTAAAACATAGTCGATTAGAATTTCTTCTGCAATTTCAATTTTTGGTCGGTCTTTTATTTCCATGTAGAGTTTCATTTCTTCTTCATCTTCTGGAATAAAAGTTTTTGGCATTAAATCAATACCTAATATTTGTTTTGCTTTTTCAAGCATTGGTTTTGACTTCATGTACTTTAAATAGTAATCTTCTTTTTGATTACGCTTTATAGCAGTAATTTTGTCTGTAGCTCTTATGTCTAATTTATAATTACTATCATCAAGTCCGTTGGAAACAATTCTACAAAACTTTTCGGCCCAATTGATATTGCTCCAATCAAGATTTATAAAATCTAAATCGTTGTCTCCACTAAACATTTGTTTTTTGAAATAATCTAAATCGTGTTCGCCACGAACGAACATTCGTTTTTTACGAACATAATCTCTACGTGATAAATAATCACAAGTTCCTGTTATCATACCGCCATTAAACCAGTCTGATGCAATCATTTCAGCTACGGTTAATCCATATTCTTCTGAAAGTTTTTCTTCCATTGAAGCTAGTGGGTCTGGTAATTTTATTAATTTTTGTCTTTGTGTTTCCATGATTTAATGTGCTTTTGAAACAGTTCCTTTATTGTCGAATTTTTTGAATGGTATTCTCATTGGTTTTTTTTCTGGTGGAGGAGCTGTCATTCTTGACTGTGTTCCTATTTTTGCTAAACTTGAACTAATGTAAGCATCAAATTTTCCACGCTTGTTTGGGTCTGTGTTTTTCCATTGGCGCAATGTTCTTGAAAAAGGCATATAACCAATTTCGCCTTTTGGTCGATAAGTACTATCTCTTGCTATTCCTACAAAGTCGTTTATATAAGAATTTATTGCATGAAACTGTCTGTCGATTATTTTTCCGTTTTGAGCATTTACGCCACCGCATCGTTGCTCTTCTTTGCTTAAATCATTCCATGAAACAAAAGGATTATTTCTAACAAAGTGTCTGTAACCTCTATCTAAAATGAATTGAGAAAACTTATCACTCGAAAACTCTGGAAGCATTGGCATTGAATAATAAACCATTGCCATAATTACATCTTCATAGAATGTTTCAATAACAGGTGGTCTATCTATGTATTCTAAAATATAGCTGTTGTTTGGATAACCTAAACTACTAAATGGAATATACAAGTGAATTGAACCTTTAGAGCCTCTACCGTCAACCGTTGTGCTTCTGTTAAAAGGGTCAACCCCTAAACAACCTTCTTCTGAACCAAATAATGGTGTCCATGCTTCTACACTATGTTTTGTTTGTTTTGATTTTTTATTTCTATGCTCTGGTTTTGGGTGGTATTTTTTAGCAATCCAAAACCTTCCGTTTTCAGGGTCTGGTCGCCAAATTACTTCGCTGTCTTGAATTCCGTCTTTCCAATAAAAATTACCTCTTTCTACTTCATCATTTCCAAAATCATTGTCTTCTAATTCGTGCTTGTTGTGGTCCAACTGCTCCAATATGTTTTCTAACGGAAACGCACACGTATCTGCTGAATCTCTAAAAGCATCATCAATGGTTTCTGGAAATTGTCGAAGTTGCTCATTATAATCTCCAGGCTTTCCGCTTTTCTTTTTGGCTTCTAATTCATTATTAAGCCAAGTAACAGATCCTTTGGTTACATACGTTCCATCATCGGTTATTGTTTTTGATTCGGGGTCTTCCACGATACTAAAACCATAACTATCGAAATATCCCTCTAAACAATATCTTGAAGGAATAAAAATTCTATACAAACCCGATTTGGTATTTCTGTTGTCGTTTCTATCGGTTGGGTCGCTGTTGTTCCAAACATCAAAATATTCTTGACCACCATCTTCCATTGGATTAACTGTTGAAACAATCATTGCTTTACCAAATATCACACGTCCTTTTTGGTGTGATGTTCTAACTACATTCCAATATCTATCAAATGGAACATCTTTTGGGAACTTTCCTGCTTCATCAATTAATGAGCGAAAAATACGCTTACCGTCCATTGAGTTTTTAGCTGTAGCATACCATTTTATACTTGTGTTATTACTTTCTCCGTCATCGTCATCGTCATCGTTTTTTAGCTTACCACGTTTAGATTGTTCTTTGAATGACAATTCTTTTTTAGGTGTATTTGAACCTTCAGTTTCGGGTTTAAAAAATGGTGGCAAACGTTTAAATGCTGTTACAATTCTTTCAAAAATTTCTCCAGCATCTTCACCTGTTTTAGAAATAATACCTAATTTTTTATTTTCATAAATTGTTCCTGTTTCAAGCATTTCTGCTACAGCCATTGATGATGCTCCCATACGTCTATTTTTAACGTATTGCATTCCGTAACAACGATTATCTGCTTTACACGCTTCCCAAAATATCATTAATTCGTTTTGAATTATTCGTAGTAAAGGATAACCCTCTTCAATTTTTACCCATTGAATAAAAAACCAATATGTGCCTGTAATATAAACTGGTTTTCCGTTTAAGTATAACCAAATACCTTCTTCACGTTTTTTAAATTGTTCTAATATAAAATCTTGAAAACGTGAATGTTTTACGGTCTTACTATTTAATCCTTCGGGTAATTTTTCTCTATTCCATTTTTGGTTTGGAATAGTTTTATCCCAATTAATTATTTTTTTGTGTTCTGGTTTTTCAGGCAATCCAATATTTAATCCACATACGTTGTAGATTTCTCCAAGCGTGCCATCACGTGAAATTATGACTGTATCGATTTGTTCGTTATAGCCATATTTCCATTGCTTTGATTTATTCATTCCTTTACGAATGTTTTCATCAACTTGGTTTTCAATTATTTTACCTAAATAGAATATCATTATTGTTTAGTAAATTTTTTCACTATGTTACCATCTACTTCTAAATCAGTTTTTTCATCTGTTTTGCCTAATAATTCGGCTTCTAACAAATCAATTTCTTTTGAATAAAACTTTACATCTTCGGCAGCCATACGTTTTGCCTTCAACACCGCATGAAGTTTGTCATCGTTTATTGTTTTATCTATTTCTTGCGAAATAATATCCATACATTGATTAATAGCAACCTTTATATTGCTGATTAAACTTGGTATTTGTTTTTTATAATACGTTGTTTTCATGATTGATTAATTACGGCTAATACGTGTCTGTTATTAATCCAATTGTATTCTATTCCATCAATCCAAAAAGGCACTCCAAAACCTTCTTCGACAAAAACTAAATTATTATCTTGTACTCCTTCTTCTTTAATTAATTCGTTTGCGTGCAAAATAGTTGCTTGTGTTTTTGAAATATTTTGTTTTGTAGGTTCAATAATTATAGAGCCTATTTTGTTTTCAGCAACTTCTTCTTTTGCAAATCGAACTAATAAGTTTTCTGCATTTGCTTTCCATTGTTCACTTTCATTTTCTCTATACAGCACAATCATTTCGTTTGTAATCTTGTATAGTCCTTTGTTTTTATCTATTGTAAAAGGTGTCATTTGAACGCCTGTTACCAAAAATTCTGCTTCGTAGAATATTGTTGGATCAATCATTACTTGAAAACCTTTTTTAATTGGTGTTTTAACAAGTAAAGGAACTTCCTCAACTACAGCGATTCTATTTGACAATCGGTCTTGTGAAAATCTTGAATCAGCGTGTAATTCAATTCCGCTTTCTGTTTTGAATGTTTGATTAAACACATGGCTAACCTTAATTATAAAATCGTTATATCCTCTCATATTTTTTACACAATATTACACAAAAAACACACATTATGAAACATAAAAAAATTACTTTGTTATTTTGAACAAACTAAAATCGTACCCGACCATAAATCTTTGCTCTGTATCAAATGAAAATCGTAGAATATTTCCTTTTGCGTTTTGAAATCCTACATTACCATTAAAAAGCGGTTTGTCAAACGTTAGTGAATTTCCTAATCCACCACCAACTAACATTCTAAACTTGACTTGCTTTTGTGGTACGTCTATTTTGCGTTCTTTGATTGTATAAGTTGGTGTAACTTCTTTGACTTCATTTCCTGCAATAATACCATTGATTGTAAGCTTCAAATGTTCATCTTCAAAGTTCGATTCAAACCTTTTTAATTGCGTAGCCAAACGAAACATTTCGGCTTTTTTAATAGAATCACTATACATATATTCTGAATGCATATTGTCTATTTCTTCTTGGTAGGCGATAATTCTTTGTTCGGCTTCGGACAAATCTTTTAAATATTTGTTTTCGGTTTTTCTATCTCTGACCATTTTGCTGACTTCAACAATTTGGTGTTTGATTACCGTATCAGCAGGTAACGTTTTTGTAATTGATGGACTTGTAATAGTTGTTATTGATGGAACAGATGATTCACCACAACCATTAAACCAAAACACTAAAAAAAACAAAATCCAACCACCAAATAAAAACAAACATTTATATGCTTTCTTGGCTTGTATCCCTAATAAATTAATTTGATATTGCATAATTACGCTTCGTTAGTTGATAAATTACCTTTTGCGTCTAAAAAGACTTTAATCACTTCTTTTGGTTGCATTTTTTCCCATGTAGTTCTACGAATACCTATACATCTTTTTTTGTCAATTCTTACTACTGATACTTGGTCGCCTTGATTTCCACCAAGTACATGATATGCTTTCGTATCTTCTCCAACATAAAAACCAACATGACCTCCTGAACCTCTCGAAAACACTAACACATCACCAAGCATAGCGGTATCTGCTTTAGTTCCCCATTTAGCCCAATTCCTAGCCCACAATGGATTTAATACAACTTCTTTGCTTGCTCGTTTAGCGCAAATAGCCACAAACAAACCACACCAAGGAATTTCGTCATTAGTATATGTTTTTTTAAGCCCTAATTCTTCAGCCCAGTTAATAATAATTGAGTTGTGTTGAGGACCAACAATTTCTTTTATTCCAAACAATTTAATTGCTTCAACTAAAATTTTTGGAGACGTTATTTTTTTAAGTTCAGAATATTTCATGATTACTCTTGATTATCAATTTCTTTAATGTCCGTTTTAAATCTTTTTACAATCCATGTTATAAGTAACTCGTATGTTGATGTAGCAAAAAAATAAGTAAATAAATACTTTGTGATACACTCAATTTTGCACTCACTTGCAATGTAAAAAATAGCTGAAATAAGTACGCTTGTTAAAAGAACTTTGTACGATGTTTTGATATTTATATGTATATATTTTTTTACAAATAATCCACTAAATAAGATTAAACCAAATAATGTAAAATCTGTGTTTTCTAATAAAAAATCATAAATTTTTTCCATAATACTATTTTTTTTCTAAATCGTTATTTTTTAATATTTTTTCTCTTAAATCTTGTTTCTTTATTTCTCTGTCAATTTTCCAAATGTAAATCTCACGAAATAATCTAAATCCGGCATACATTAAACCAACTAATGTTAAAAGTAATTTCAATATAATGTCGAAATCACTAACTACAGAAGCGATTCCGCCTGTAGCAATCATTGATAATATTTCTATGCTACTAACTCCCCAATACAATAAAAATATTCCGTCAAAAAACTGAAGTAAACCGTGTGCTATCTCTCTCATTTCTTTAAAAATGTTTTGTGAATTTTTTTCTTTTTAAAATAGTATAGGTAAAATAATACTGTAAATGAAATTAAGAAATAGCGATCAAAAGTTTGTGTGTAATATTCTCTACTTGTCCAAAGTACAAAAATTGAGAACAAATTTGAAACCATTAAAGAAAAAATCATTCCTTTTATAATCTCACAAAACCTTCTTGTTTCTTTCCAAATTTTTTGAGCAATAAGTAGATTAGAAATAATAGAATAACCCAATAGATTGCTTATAAGAAAATAATAATTTATCCAATATTTTTCTGGAATCCATGATAAAACAAATGTAGCTAAATATTGAACTATAATAAATCTATAAGTTTGTCTTTCAACAAACCATAAAAAAGATTTCCATGTATTTCTAATCCACTCCATTGTGTTTTATTTAGGGTTTTTTATTCCTCCTCCTATACTTTTTACTGTTATTCCTTTTTTTGCCATTTTTTCTACAAATTCATTGTAAATTTCAATTTCAATTTCAGTCGCTTTTTGGTCAAATGATACTACCACTTTTTTCATAATTTTAATTTTAAAGGGTTAATTATTATATACATACCATCCAAAAGCTCTCACTCCTGCAAGGCGTATTTTATTGTCAATATTTCGTAATGATTGCTTTTTTGTTCCAGAAGCAGCAACGCTCCATTTATACATTTCTTGGTCACAAAACTTTCTTGAATAATTAAGATTCATAGATGAAAAATCATTTTTTAACCGTTCTTTATTTTCATATAAAAAATCATGAATTAACGCACCTATTTGAAAATCTCCATCAGGCGGTAATAACCACCAAAGAAAGCGAGGTACAGAAGATAAATCCCACTTGTAGCCTTTAGTTATCTTAATTACAAATCCATTTGAAAGATTAAAATAAACATCTTCTGAAAGTTCGTAATTGTTTATAGAATTATTACCATAAACACGTTGCATTTTTATTGGATTTCTGTTTTCCAACAACTCTGTTCTAATATTTTCTAATGTATAAATCATATCGATAACATTTGATTAGTTAATATTTCAGCATCTTGCATAGTTAACGTTTCTGGTACATTTTCCATCATAACAACAATAGCTTCGGCTTTTGCAAAATCGTTAATTTCAAGCATTGTTAAAGCTTTTGTTCTTGCTCTTTCAATCATAGCGGTAAACGATAAATAAGCACTTTCGCCTTGCTCAAATTTGTCTATTACTAAATCTTTCATTTGCTGTTCTGTTATTCCAAAATCCAAAGCCTCGTTTGCTATCATTTGAGAAACAAACACATCGGTAATATTACCTTTTGCAACTGCATATTTATAACGATATTGGTCGGCTTGTTCTTTAATATAGTCATAACCTAACAATAAAGGTTTACCGATTGAAGATGCTAATGCTCTTTGTCGTAAAGAAGTGAAAGCCGTTGTTATTCTGTTTGTTAGATTGGCTGTTTTTTCTTCGCTTGTAAGGTCAATAACTAATTTTGTAACTATATCGTTAACTAAAATAAAATCGTTTGCTAAACGTTGATTTATGTTAATTCCAGGAACAACAACTTCACGCCATCCGTGTTCAAAATGTAAATTAGTTAACAAATGATAATTATCAAATGTTGTATTTTCGTGAACGTATCTTTTGGGTAATTCACTGTATATTTTTTGTATATTTGATAGATTTGCTTTCATATTTTAATATCCAAATTTTGATTTCGTGTTATTGTAATTTTGTGAATTTTCACTTTCTATTATAGCACGATTGTAAATATAAAATTCAGCAACCCTTGTACTTGCTCGTTGAGAATTATTTACTATTGCATTTGTTTTAGAAATAGCAATTCCTTCAGTAGAATAAATAGAAGGAGTAATTAGCTCACTTCCAAATCTATTAATTAATGATTCTCCTGTTTTTTTTATGCCATTTACATAAATATCAATATTTTCTCGTGAAAAAACCCCATCTCTTTTTACCCAACAAATATGTTTATATTGAGTAGTCGAGTAAAACTCGTTTGTCCCAAAAACACAAGTGTTTGCTAAAGAAATAGAAATTTCATTTGTAACTATCATATATGAATTAATATTATTAGGTCCCGTAGATACACCCCCAAAACCCCACGTTCCTCTATCTATAATAGAATCATTAATTTTAAACCATCCTGAAACCGTAAATTGAGGATTACCTATTAAATCAGAAGGCAAAAACGCACTTGTTGCACAAGATGAAGGATTGTTAAAACTAAAAGATCCACCATTTTCTGGATAAAAAAAAGGATTTTCGTTTAGTGTTGCATCTATATTGTTAAAGGATAAATCATTCCAATTTGTACCCCCTATTAATGGATTGTAAGAATTAACGTTAGATGCATCAAGATGCATTAATAATCCACTTTGTACAATATATGATACTGAAGAACCAAATAAAATTTTCTTTTTAGACATAACCATTAATTGAAATGAATATTGAACTTCCTACTTTCTCCAAAACTAATTGATTTGTTTTTGTTGTTGAATATGCTCCTAAAACTTTTGCACCTACAGGATAAGTTAAAGCAAAATTTCCTGTAATATAAATTGTCATTTGTTGCGCTTTTGTACTACTAAAGTTAACTAAAGCTAAAGCTGTATTTCCTGTTAATGTTAAAACATAAGTATCTGTTAAATCAGCATCTAAATTAAAAGTTCCTGAAACACTTGCGTTTGTTACAATATCTTTTACCAACTCCACAAACTCAACCGCATCTTCATCTTCATTAACTACTACAGCTTTACCCGCTTGTTCTACGTAGGTAGATGGAAAGTCTGTTGCTTCTGTTAATGCTGAAATTCCAATCTCACTTGTAGGCTTCACTCCTTGCGTGCCATCAGCATTTTTTATGTATACTTTTTCAACGTCAACTGTTGATACTTTATTTAGTTTAGATAATAAATCATTTGTATCTACAAAAGGATTCCCATTTTCACCATCGTTTATAAGTTCAGATGTCTTTGTTATTGGATCAGGAAGTAAAGCTAATGCGTCTGTAATATCCTCAACAGTAGCAAATGGATTTACAGAAGTATTTGTAAAATCAGATAAATCATAATCAGAAGGCGAAAAAGTACCCGATGCAAATTCTAAAACCAATAAATATCGTTTATAGTTTACAAAACCACCATTTGATAATCCTGATTCGGCAAGTACATCTACGTTAAAAGTAGTTCCTGTTCCTCCTAAAACAAAGTTACTTGGTTTTAAAAACACGAAGTTATTTTTGTCTTCAAGATTTATAAGTTTGAATAGAAACTTACCACTATTTACAACTATTCCAAAGTAATCAGCTACATTAAAATTATAAGTATCAGTAGCACTAAATGTTATTTTTGTTGATTCGGTAAAGTCATTTGTTAAATCATCATTTTCATCTAAAACAAACATACATCCTGGAGTTCCTATCGGATATGTTATTGTATCTGTTGTGAAAAGAAATGCGTTAAATCCTAAAAAATTATAAAATAAAGAAAATATACTTCCAAGTGAGTAGGTTTGTGTTTTTTTGTTTACGGTATTGTTATTTGTACCAAGCAAATAATCCTCCATAGACAAGTTCTCGTCTTGGTTATAAATGGTTTTATTATTAATCTTTGGCATAACGATTTATTTTGATACAAATATAATAGTTTTTATTTATTATATTTGCAATAGCAATAAATTTTATTTATGGTAAAGTGGAGAGATAACAGAAAAAACGCAAACAGAACAACAAATAAAGTTCCTTTGTACACATTAGAGCTATTACGTGAAATGGGAATTCATGTAAAAGCACAAGAAAAAAATAAGAAAAAATATATTTTTTGCATTCAAGGATATGATTTTCTTGAAAACTTCTTTGTGGTTAGACACTACGTTTGCGAGAAAAATAAAATATCACTTCGTGTGTTGGAAATGCTATTAAAGCTTTTTCCAATGAATTATTTTACATACAAAGATTACTACGAACTGCCAAAAAACTTTCAGTTGATACGTCCTGATTACTTAATTAATAAAGGATTAATGCAAGAAATTAAAGTAAACGACCAAGTGAGAGCAGAAAGTGTTTTTAAACTAACCACAGTAGCAGGAAACATTGTAAAAGATTTCTACAAATACTTATCGGGAGAGAAAAAAATTCCAGAAGAAAGAAAATACAACCACATGGCTGACCCTAAAGCTTCTACAATTGACAAGCTCCGTTATGAATTCATTAAGAAAATGAATAGAACGGAGCCTTCTGAAACAAAAAAACAAACTTTTAAAGATTAGACTATAAATTCAATTTCAGTACTTTCTCTTAAAAGCAAACACATTTTATTATTGTATTCTATTTGAATACCTGAAACATATTTCATTTTACGAACCGTGTCGCCAATTTTTGCGTGTTCAACTTCTGGACCAACTAACAACACCTTAAAATCATTTTCGTTTTTAGGCTTGTTATCAAGAATAATTCCTGATTCACTTACGTTTTCTTCTTTTGCGATTGGCTCGACTAATAGTCTGTCTGATAGTAATTTCATATTTTATAATTTTTAAATTCTTCTAAATAAAAAATTGCTTTACCTAAAATCATTCTCATTTACTTTTCTTTTCCTTCCAAAAATTTGATACCGATATAGTAATTCATTTTACACTTTTTTATAAAAAACAACTAATACAATTCGCTCGCCTTTTTCGATTTTATTAGGATATTTTGAGTGAAAATAATTAGCGTTATAAGTTATTAATCTGTTTTTTAATGCTCCTATAGCTCCGTTAAAAATCCATTTTCCTGGAACGTTAGCATCTTCTGTAAGTACTTTGTCAAAGACTTCATTTGAAACATCCTCCTGTAATTCTCTTCCATGTTCTTTGTGAATCCAAAAAGCTGTACCAGTAAATTCATCTTCTTTAAAGTCTATGTATAAAACGGAAGCACTATCTACTTTACTGCCATTGATTATGTTGTCTGCATGAATATTCCAATCGGTATCAAACTCTGCGTGTGCTTTTCTAATAAAAGTAAATATTATTTGATGCTTCTTTTTTTGCAAAAATGGCAACATAAATTCCGGAGTAGGTAAGGCTAAAAATTCTTTATCTCCGGCTACATGTTTTTGAAATTCACTTTTAGAGCAATAGTCTTGAAGTAAAGAAAATTGTTCCTCAGATAAAAAATCATCTTTTACAACTACACTCATTTTTTAGCTTCTTTACACTTTTCACAATTTTTACATTCGCCAGGTACGCACTTTGTTTTTACAATCGGGGCGTAACCATCTTTTTCATTCCAAACCATAACTACACCGCCAATGACTGTATAGGCTTTTTTATCTTCGTGGTATTGGAATCTTGTTACATAAGCAATGCTTACGTTAATTCCCATCTGCAAACACGTAATTTCTTTTGCGTTTTTAAAATATACTGCTACTTCTTCTGGAGTTGGTGTGTTCATAATGTTTTATTTATCGTTGTATTTAATAAGGTAATACCAAAGCCAAATAAATTTTGGCCTAATAAATTCGTAAGCAATCCAAATTAATAAGTACTTCATAGTATTTTTATTTAAAAAGTCTTCTTGTATATTCGGCAATTAATACAGCATCAATCATTCCTTCGTTGTGATTTACTGATTTACCTCCTTTATTTGTAACCTTGAAATCTTCTTTTGACCAAAGATTTACTGCAGCAATAATTGAAGTCGCCTTCGTGTCATTTGTTTTTCCGTCGGATTTTTTCTGAACTTTTACATGCTTCCAACATTCTTTTTGCCACTCTTTCGGTTGAATTAAAATGTATGGCAGTTCTAAACCAAGCATCATTCCTTCAAGTAATCCAACGCAATTTGATAACGATGCCACGGCACTTTTTCCAATCCCAAAAATTACCGAAGGATTCTCTAATCCGATTTTATGAAACTCTCTACTTTTTAAGATTTCAATGATTCCTTGCTTGTCGTAATCTTTTCCAATAAGCGGTGTACCTATCTTTTCAACGATATTTGAATTTTCGTCGATAATTACAAAAGCACCTTGCTTTCCTGGGTCAATTCCTAAGTAGTATTTCATTTTTTAAATAAATTTTTTTAAAAATTCAATTTTATTTTCTTCTGGCACAAACAAAAAATATTTCCCATCATACAGAATAGTTTGAAGTCCTAAATACTTGTGCTTTGAATTTTTATCAAATTTCGCTGTTACACATGAAACTGAAAATTCATTTACATCACTAATAAATCCATCAATATCTTTTTTAGCACAAAATATAATTATTGGATTTTCTGTTTTTTCAAATAAACTTGCTAATTTTTGTATTTTCATTTTTTTTATTGTGGAATTAACAGGATTCGAAACTGTAAACTTCAAAGTATAGATACTACAATACCACTTTCAAGTTTATTTGTAGGTAGCAATAAACCTCTCTGCCATAATCCCTTTTTAAAAATACGAACTAAAACCCAACTGATATGCCCGATAAATATATCCAGGCAACTTCTTATAATTCAACCAATCACCAAACAACATCTCTTTCTTAACTACCGAACCATCTCTTTTAGAAATACGAATAACCTCAATAACAGTTTCCCTCGGTAATAAAAAACTATCTGATGCCTTTTTAGCCATGGTAAATAATATCTATTCCGACTTAACACCACCTACAAGAACACCCCACAACTCATCAGCATCTTTCACATCACCTACCTTACCAAACTCACACACATAACAAAAATGCTCTATCTCGCAAAATCCATTAACATCCTTTGGAAAAAATAATCGCAACATAACAATAATAGAATCCATTAATGGCTTATTGTCGTAAAAAGGAATATCAATACCATACAACAAACTTAAACCATCAACATACTCCCTATCCTGAAAATACTGCCGACGTAAATTCTCTATAACCCCAATAAAATCCTGCTTTGAAATTCTCGATGAAACCATTTTTTCGTGTATTACTTTTTCCTAACAACAAACATACAAAAAATATTTAAACATTATGCGTTTTTTATGTTTTTTTTTAAACATATCAAAATACTTATCAAAAACTTTTATATCCACAAAAACATATCAACATACCAAATAATCATAAAATTACCTTAAATCAACTAAAATCAATAACAATCAACACAACAACACAACAACACAATTAAATGAAACACAAAGCAACTAATCCAAATAATTATAAAAAAATAATGTGTGTTATTTGATAGGGGACGGTATAGTAGGTTGGAGCGAAGCCGTGCCGATTAGAAAATCGAATATATTCTGGCGTGGGGGGTGCATTTGTTTTCAGTTCCTAAAAACTTTTAGGTTTTTTTCTTCCAGAATATACTTGTTTGGATTCTGTACTATTTTAGTATGTGTTCCATATATGGTCACTAATTTATATTTTAGTTAGTTGATTTACAACAAATTAAATAAAATTATAGTGTATGTTTCCCTGATATTTCCCTGTTGCACCTTTGTAGGTTCGAATATTCGAATTATTTTACAGAATATTTTATCTATTAAATCCGTTTTTGCGTGCTTTATTTTTGTTTTTGGTTCTTGGTTGTAGTTTTCTTTTACTTTGATTAATATATAATTCTAAAAATCCGTTAAGGTCTTCTATAATATCCTTGTATTTGTCAGCTGTCTGACTTGGTTTTATCTTTGTTTTACTTCCTGTTAGTTCTTCGCTTAATGCTTGAAAATTGATTAATTTTAAGTAGTTCATAATATATGTATTTGTACGTTTATACGATAGCAAAACAAATGTATTTATATGTTTTACGTGTTACAAATATAGTTTTTATTTATTCATATTGAATTTATCTATTGTTTTTTTGCTCCAGAAGACGTACAAATATCCAAAAAACCCAATGTTTATAAGGGTTTACGTGTGTAACTTTGGATTAGTGATAGTCAACTTTCAAAAAAAATTGAA